CAGTTATTAATACCAAAGGACATCAATGGACGAGAAGACAAAGATAGTGTCACTAGTGATTGCGGGTGAAGCAGGTGGTGAAGGTGTTGAAGGAATGAAAGCTGTTGCGTGTGTAATAGCGAACAGGATGGATAAACGCAATAAATCGGCTTATGATATTGTTACACAACGATTCCAGTTCTCAGCGTATGAAGATATGCCGATGTGTGAACGAAACTATAAAGACGTGAACGATGTAACCGATGCGCTTGCTATGTGTTTATATTCAGGCGTGTTTTTTAAGTTGATAAAAGATAGCACACGAGGTGCTGACCATTATTTGACACGGAAGTTGTACTATTCTGACAAACGTCCATCATGGGCTGATGATATGGTTATAATGGCAGAGATAGGTAATCATGTGTTTCTTACATAAATGTATTGACAAATAAGTATTTGTGTTTTATATTGTTGTTGTATAGCTGTGCGTCACTGCAATAAGCATACGCCTTGTGAGATAAAAAGCAGGGCATATGTCAGACCAGAATCCTATCGAAGATAAAGATATCAAAAACAATCGTGTTGAACCACAAATAGAAACTGATAAGTTTTCTGCTGAAGAACAATTGCGTATTGTTTCGATGGTCATTGATGATGCTGAACGTGATAGAAAAGAACTTGATGCTTGGAAAAAACAGCTAGCGTTAAATTACAAGATGTATACGTCTGAACCACCATCTAAAGTCGAAGGACTTGCGAAACGTTCATGGATGGCTGATAGGAACATTGGATTTAATGCGTCCGTATGTGATTCACTTATCCCGACATTATCCGCAACGTGTTGGAATCCTAATTCATTACATTTTATAGCGTCAGGAAAAAACGATAAAGATTATAGCAACAATTTAAGTCGTGCTGCAAAAGCAATCGTTGAAGACAAGCGTTTGTCTATGACGAAGAACGTATTTGATTTCATACACAATTGTGTTGTGTGTGGATTTTCTGTATTTAAAGTCTACTGGAAAGTATATTACGAAACGGTTGATAGACAGATACCAGATGAATCGGGAAAGATGAAAGTCAAGACAGAAACTATGCGCCGTGAGTATGGAGTACTTGAGAACATAGCTGATGTCGAAGATATATTGACTCCTGCCTATGGCATATCACTTCAAGAAGTAGCACACGTTATACACGTCATACACAAGTACGGTTACGAGATAAAAGACTTGATAAAACGTGGTGTTTTTGTTAAATCAGAAGGATTTGAAAAGAAAGCGGAAGCAGACCAAGGCATGGTAGTAGACGGAACTAAAGAACAGAAACTTAAGACATTACATGAAAGTATCACTGATGATGATGTGGATTTCTTGTATAAGCCACAAGATATACTTGAGTGGTACGGTAAATTTGAGAAGAATGGAACGCTTGAAGAATACGTGTTTTGTGTACATGAAGCAACACGAACGTTTTTAAGCGGTAAACCGTTACGCAAGATAAACAGGTCGAATAAACGTCCGTTTGTATCAACGCCATTTATACAATACCCCGGTAAACTGCGTGGTCGTGGTATGCCTGAACACGTTGCACAGATATGTAACGGTATCAACACGATATTTAATCAGATGACAGATTATCAGACAGTAGTGAATTGTCCATTCGGGTTTTACAACAAGAATGCTGAAAGCATTAAAGGCACATATGATATTGAGCCGGGTAAATTGATACCTGTTGAAGCACCGAACGAAATAGTGTTCCCGACCATCCAACGATCTATGGCGTGGGGCGAGAACATGATACGTTTACTTATTGAATCGCTTGAACGTATGACAGGTTCAGCATCATACTTTTTGACTACACAATCGAATGATACTACCGCTACTAGGGATAATCTTGTTGAAAGCAAGAGCGAAACACGATTTAGTTTATGGGTCAAGACATTACAAGAGTCAATATGTGAAGCACAAGCGTTATTGATGTCATATTATCAGCAATGGTCGCCACCTGACTTCTTTGAGAACTTGCTTGAAGGTGATGGAAAATCATTGCACCGTAACCTTACTATTGACCAATTACAAGGTCAGTATGATGCCCAGATGTCGCCGGATATAGTCGCAGGTAGTAAAGCATTTGAAGCGATGCTTGCGATGAAACGATATGAAACGTTTAGCACTAATCCGATGTTTAATCCGCAAGTAAATGCACAAGGATTTTATCGGTTAACAAAAGATGCTATGCGTGGTGCAGGTGCGGACAATCCTGAATTATATATGCCACCAGAACCGAAAGCCATTAATGGCGTATCTGATTCTATTAAAGACGAGTTTTATAGATTAAAGCAAGGTGAACGTATAGACCCACCTGAGGGTTCTACTGCCGAAGCGATGAACCATCTTGAAGGGCATTTGAAGCAGTACACAGAAAGTATGCACGATATACCTGCTGAATACCGTGGTTTTTTTAATGAACATATTCAAAAGACGATGATAAATGTTGCACTGTATCAAAAAGAGATGTTTGCTGAGATGATGAGTACACAGATGGCAATACAGAACTTAATGCACAGGGGGTACAATGGACAAGGAACACCTAAAGGAACTAGTGAACAGTCCGCAATGGGACTTGGTTCAGGAGGCGCTGGAGGAACGCAAGGGCAAGTTGGAAGCGCAGATATTAGTGGCGGTCAAATGCCAAGACAGCAAGGACTTGATGGAACTGGGGGCGAGGTTGAAGGAAGTGGAATCGCTAATGCAATGGAGTTGCGAAATTAAAAACGAAAGGGGTATGTAATGGGAGATAATGTTTACAGAAGCGCAGCGGAACGAGAGAAACCAGTAGCACGATTTGTATTGCCACCGTGTCCTGAGTTGAAACATTTACCACGTGAACAAGCGATTAAAGTGACTAATGCGTTGATTGCTCGTGAACGTAATAGGATTAAAGAAACAGAAGATTTTGATGTTGAGTCAATACTGGGCAACAAATCAACGTCAACAAATGTTGATATAGACCAAGAAGTTATTGCGTCAGAGAAAGACCCAGCTGATGAAGGTAATGGCGAAGTAGTACGATTAGGCAGAGGTAGACCACGCAAGTCACCTGCTGATGCTCGCAAAGAGGCATAATAAATCTTTGGTTTCGTAAGTTTAATAAAAGTTTCATGCGGTCTTTAAAACGCATGGTAAAGGAGAACGATGGAAACTCAGACGATTGAAAAAGTAGGAGAAGAAAAAGGTTCGGAACAAGTCGTTGTAAAAGACGAGAAACTTGAACGGTTCAATGCCCTAGCGAAAGAACGGTTTGGTGTTGACATAAGTAAGAAGGAAGATAAAAAACCTGATGAAAATGGCGATACAAAATCGGACGAAAAAACAGCAGACATCAAGGCTGGTCAGGATTCGCACCTTGACGAAAAAGATGATGGTGGACTTTCTGAGAAGACGCAAAAGAGGATAGCGACACTTACAGGTAAACGTAAGGAAGCGGAAGAAAAAGCCGCTGCTCTTTTACAAGAGAAAGAACTCCTTGAAAAGAAGTTGTCAGAGTACGACAATCGGTTTAAAGAGCTTGAAACGAAAATACAGCCTAAAGAGCCAGTCGTCGAGGATATGACAGCAGAAGAACGAGCAGAATATGTGCTTGAAAAGAAGCGTTCAAAATACGCTGATGAAGATAGCACAAAAGCATATCATCTTCGTAGAGAGATGAGCGTATCTGACATGGAGTCGTTCAATCTTGAAGACCCTATACGCTTCAATGAATGGATAGCACGCCGTGCGTTACGCCATGACAGGGAGTTTGAAGAAACGCTAAAATCTATTGCGCCGAAACAGGAAGTAGTTAATACCGTTCAAGATGATTCAGGTAAACGTGCGATGATATATAAAGACGTCGTTACGAAAAACCCTGAATACGATTTGTTTAAAGTTGCTGCTGAGTTGAAAGCTAAAGGTCTTGATGAAACGGCTATCGAAGACACGTTGCGTAAAGACACAACTGTTAGAGGTGAGTTATTCCGGTTTATCGAGAGTACCAATGGCAAGTACGCAAACAGAGCTGACGGATTCGCTATCATGGTCGATGAGTTTCAAAAGACAAGGGCGAAGAACAAAGAAAAAGAATTAGAGTCACAAATCGAAGTGATGAGGAAAGAACTCGAACGTCTAAAATCAGCACCAAATGGTGTATCGTCAAGCACTGCTGGTATCAGAAGTGAAGACATACACATATCTGATGCAGATAAGCGAATGGCTGCTATAGCGAAAAAAGCTGGTATAACATTAAAACCAGAAGAAATTGCTCGGCGGTCAAAGTAAAGGTGTGTCATGGGAACAGTACAGGAAAATAAGGAACGTGAATATATCTGTGGGAGATGTGGCGAAATCGTCGATTATCTCATAGATGATGAACGTCCTGACTGTCCTGTCTGTGAATGGACACACGGAGAAAAAGACTATCGAGATACTCCTCAGCCTAGATTTGAGCTTTAGAAATTTAAAAGGAGCATATCATGGCTGTAAATAGCAAACAGTACCTCAATGGTTTTGAGGTGTATCGTGATGGTCGCCAGAGAGTACAAGAGTATCCTATGGCTGCTTCACAGGTCATCGCACGTGGTGAAGTAGTTTATTTGACTTCAGGGTTCGCAGATACCGCATCTTCTCTTACAAACGCAGTTGTTGGTGTCGCTGCTGCTGCTGTTACCGAAGCTACCGCAGCAAACGGTGGTGCTAATATTCCAGTGACTCCATTAAACGACAATATCCAGTTTCGTGCGCCAGTAAAAAGTTCAGTGCTGATTACTACCGCTGCACGTGGTACGGTTGTCGACATTGATTCAACTGGTAAAGGCGTTGACTTGACAGACACGACTATTTCTAGTGGGTACGGATTCCATATTGACGAGATAGATGCTTCAGCGGATGCTGTCGCAGCTAACACGTATGGGTTCGCAATCGGTCGTTTTGTGTCACTGTAATATAAACAAGAATTAAGAGAGGTGTATAATGGCTATATTAAAATCGAGTATCGCAGATGCGTACACACGCACCTACGATGAAGTAGCTAATAGGTCGTATGAAACGACTCCAAAAGAGTTTGAGAAAGTTGTCAATATCATGGAAGATGATTCTTCTATGGTACAAGTGTCTGAGGTATCAGGTCTTGGAGAATGGGAAGCAACAACTGAAGGCAACGCAGGCAACGAAGGTCGTTTAGTACAAGGATATGATAAGACGTTTACTCATATCAAGTACGATAAGACTGCAACGTTGTCGGTTGAAGCTATTGAAGATGATGAAGCAGCTGTTGTTGAAGGTCTTGTATCAGCGAAAGCTATGGCAAAAGGCGCTATTGCTAAATGCAATAAACTTGTTGCTGCACGTCTGTACAACGGATTTGCTACAAACACAACTCCTGATGGTGTGTATCTGTTTAGCGCATCGCATCTACAGAACGCTGAAACAACTGCTACACTTAGCAATTTGTTGTCAGGTGCGTTGTCAATTGACAACCTTATTCTTGCTGAAACGCAGATTGCTAACAACCTTGTTGGTGAAGATGGTATGCCGATTATCGAAAGTGGCGTCCGTCAGTTGATTCTACCGCCTGCTTTACGTGATGTTGCATATCGTATACTTGCTTCACGAGCAGTACCGGGTACTCCTGACAACGATGCGAACAAGTTTGGTTCTGAAAAGAAAAAGTTCAGTTCGTTGTTGTCGCTTGATTATGACCCAGTCGAGTTGCGGTATCTTGCTGCACAGTTCGGCGGTTCTGACACTGCTTGGTATATTCGTATACCTAACATGAATATGTTCCGTTTTTACTGGCGCAAGAAACCAAATTTCCGTTCATGGGTTGAAGATAACGAAGATTTGGTTAAGCACAAGGGTAGTATGAGAGCATCAGTTGGCGAAACGAATTTCCGTGAATTATTCGGGTCAACAGGTTTATAAACAGCAACCAAGCATGAAAAGGAGTTTGACATGAAGAAATTGCTTATCACGCTGGTTGCCGTGATGATAGCGTTTCCGTGTTTCGCAGGAACGTCAGAGATGTACGATGGTTTTCTCGTCATCGACACGACTAATGACGATTTCACGGTAAACGGTGCTATTATCGCTACTGGTGACATGACAGTTGATGACATAACAGCTACTGGAAATATCGTTGGTGATGGTACTGGCGAGATCAGTGGCATGAGGACTGATATCGAAGTAGGTGTAACGACTGACACGCTTACCGCTATTGAAAGTGGACGTGTAAATGTTGTTACTACGACTTCGACTAAGACTTTGCCTACAGCAGCGACAGGACTACAATATCAGTTTGTTGACGGCACAGGTTGTACTATCACTATCGACACAGGCGTAACTACAGATACTATCGAGTATCTTGCACTTGACGCAGGAGATACGATTGATAGTCCCGGTGCTACAGGTGACAGCGTAACACTTATCGGTGATGGAACGAATCACAAATGGTATGTTGTCAATATGAAAGGCACATGGACTGACGGGGGCGCAACGTAATGTATAAAACGTTGTTAGGAATAGGGCTTGCGATAATACCATTGTTTTTTGTCGCTACGGCAGACGCTCAAACGCTGAAGTTGATACTTGCTGTGGTGTTCTCAATAGCTCTATTCCTAACAGCGTGTTACTCAGGAACTCTAGGGAAAATACGAAATAAATGGTTATTGATATTGTTAGCGTATCTAGCAATAAATATCTTTTGTGCTCCGAAGTTGACAATTGTATTGTACGGAATACCGTTTTATACACCATGGTTATGGATTAGCGCATTGTGCGTGTTTACATCTGTTATGTTTTTAGTTTCGGTCATAGGACAGAAGTATGGAGATATAGCTTTTTTACGAAAAGATGGATGCGTAAGACCATTGCTTGATGTCATAATATTCACAGCCTCAGTTATAAGCGCATACATAATAATACAGTTCTTAGGGTATGACCAGTTCTTTAAAGTAGTACCGTTTTATGGTAGCGTACCAAATGGTGCTTGTGGTGGAACGCTTGGGCATCCTTTGTTTGTCGGTACATTTTTAGCGATGGCGATACCTTCAGCGATATATCGTAGAAAGTATGTACATCTTGCTTTAATAGCTTTCTCAATATGTCTTACAGTGTCGCAGATGAGTATTTGTGCATTAGTGTGCTGTGTGCTAGCTTATTATGCCCTAACGTCGAAAAAACGGCTTGTTTGGTGCGTATTGACAGGCGTTATAATAGCTGTATTGTCGGTATTTGCGTACTTCAAGTATGATAAAGTAAGGTATTTTGTTGGTGATGGCGCAAGATTTAGTACATGGACTAATATAGTCAAAGATTTAAATACATCACCACTTGAAGGTATAAAAAAAGCATATCCGATGACAGGCAACGGTATAGGTTCATTTCCTGTTATGTACCACAATAAATATAAAGGTGAAAATATCGCAAAGATGCTTCATGCTGATGGAGAATATTTTGAGTTGTTATATGAGATAGGTATTATAGGGTTTTTGTTGTTAGTAATGGCGTTTGTGTCATTATTTAGAAAACACAGGTTTACTGAATATTCAGCGTTTGTATATTCAAGTCTAATAGCGTCAATGGTCGGTGCATTCGGGGTGTACTCGTGGCATCTTGGGGCACATATATTTTATACACTGTTTTTTATTGGCTTAGCAGAATCAGGAGGTCAACATGGTACGTAAATGTCTAGTAGCGGTATGTATGGGTTTAGTGTGTAGTGTAGCGATTGCAGCAAGTATGGGTGTTGTTCCTATCCAGACATCAGTTGGGTCAAATACGATTGCTGTAGCAAGCGCAGCTTCTGTATATACTAAAAGTTTTCCTATGGCTAACGCAGAATATGTTTCAGCGTTTTATAAAGCATCTTCTGACGGTACAGTAGCAGTGACGATATACTTTGAACAATCATACACAAAACCAACAACTGAGGGTGCTGTAGATTCATTGTGGGCAACAACTGATACGCTAACTGCCGTTACAGACGAAAATGCACACGTTGAAGATGTTGATAAAGAGATAATGCCATACGGACGGTTTCATGTTGTCGGTGGTGCTACTAATGATTCAACTACAGCGTTAAGTATGAAGGTGGTAACTCAATGAGCACTTTAAGAGTGTTTAGGTTTCCTAATCTCGATAAGACAACATCACAGAACCTTACATCAGGTGCGCTTGATTATACTACAGCGTATAGACACCCAGTAAAACTTGAAGCTGTGTATGTAAAAGCAAGCGTAAACATAACAGAACAAGTGACATTGTCTATTGATTCAAAGCATGGTTCTACATATGACCGTGTTATCAGGAAACTAGATTTTAGCGCATCAGACAGCGTTAGATTTGAACCAGATGGTGATTTGTACTTGTCGAATGGTGACCAGTTAAGAGTACAATGTACAAATGCGAATACAACAGGAACGGTATACGTAGAAATCAAAGCAAGTGAGGCATAACATGGACATTAAAGAGTATGAAAAGTCGATTGAGAAATTTAAAGAACTTGATGGACGCATAAAATCATGTGAAGTTAAGATAAAAGATAAAGAACGTGAGTTAAAGACATTGACAGATGCCATTGAAGCGATGAAAAGTAATTATGAGGTATTGTCTGCCAAACATAAAGATATTAAGCAAGCGGTCAATACTGAAACTCAAGCAGTTAGCAAAATCAGGGTTGAGCGAAAAGACATAGAGAAAGGATGTGCTAATATTAAAGATATTATTGCTTCAGAAAGCAAAAAACTTGAAGAAATGACAGAGAAGATTATGTCAGACTCAAAAGACATTTCTGATAGATTGCGTTCAGTAAAAGAACGTGAAGAAAAAGTATCTAAACGTGAATCAGTCGTAAAGCAATTGTCTGATGATATGAACAGGCTTTCAGTCATATTAAAAGACAAGCAAGAGTCTATTGAAAAAAGCACTGTATACGCTAAAGACCAGCTTGAAAAGTCTATTGCTATAAAGAACGAAGCTGATGGAATAAAACAAAACGCTAAAAATATGATTATGTTTGCAATTAAAGAAAAACAAGCCGAGCTTGATGCAAAATTAAAGAAGTGTGTTGACGAACAAAAGTCACTTAATGAAAATCAAGTTAAATGTTCTGCATTAAGAGTGAAACTTGATTCTGCTTTAGTTGATGTTGAAGTGCGAGAAAAAGAAGCTAATAGTGTTAAAGCATCGTTTGAGAACATGAAAAAGTCTTTAGAACTTGAAGAAAAAAGTCTGACTATCAGAGAGTTAAAACTTAAAGAATTTTCACGTCAAAAAGGAATAGAAGATGAATATAACAGACTTACGAAGGACGTTAAGTAGTTTTATCATACTAGTGTTTGTGTGTTCATATGTCTTTGCAGAATGTGAAGTATATGAGAACGGACGCTGTATAGATGATGTCGAGATAGTCGAACTAGACGGTTTCGCTACTGACCCAAACGTATCACCAACAAATAAAGCACGACTTATATATAATGACACTGATAATAAGCTAAAAGTGTCAAAAAATGGTGGAGCGTATACAGAGGTCGGTGCAGGTGGTGGCGGTTCGGTATATGTTAATACAGCCGAAATAACAGACCCCGACTTCACCAACAGTACATCACTGACATGGGGTGCATCTGGTTCAACGATTACAGCAACGGTAAATGAATCCGATACGTTACAATCAGTAGTGACCAGAGGCGCAACGACCACTGGCGGTGTTACATTAGCGACATCAAGCGGCAACGTCGGTATTGGAACGACAGAGCCAACTGCAAAACTTGATGTATCAGGCACAACGACCATAACAGGGGACACAAGAATAACTGCAATCCCAACCGATATGTTTTCCGCCGTATGGTACTGGACGACAGCTTGGAACACTAACAACACCACAGAGGCGTCAAGCTCAAGAGGTACAACCTTCTCAGGCTTTGCTTCAAGCAGTGGAACATCAAGGGCAACATATGTAGGCTCAGTTACGCCTTTCACCTCAGTTTTAATTTATGGCAGTACATATGCTATTGGCGCAACGATGAAAGCTGAATATTGGAACGGCTCAACGTGGACGGATTACACGGCATCGTGTACAGACGGGACAACTAATTATACAGTTCGTGGCGCAATAACATTTACAGCACCAGCTGATTGGGCTATGAGTGCTTCTGGTGACGGAGGAGTGCCTGCTGGTGGCTATGATGCAACAAGCCGATATTGGTTTAGATTCAGCTCTTCGATTGCACCGTCAAACACAATGTCCGTCTTCTGCGTTCTGCCAAGGACAAACACAAATCTCTGGGATGTATACGGCGCACCTGGAAATGCCTCTGGGTCAGAATTAGCGATACTACCAACGGGGATATTATCTATAGACAATGTTGCTGCTTCGGATGGTGTAACTAATTTTTTAAGTACCACAAACTTCAGCGTTACCGCATATTTGTCAGATAACGTTAAACATCAATTCGGCTCATCAAACGATTCAGGATTTATGTTTTCAACAACTGGAAATGATAACCTACAATTAGGACTTGTATGCAATGATGCAACAAATGACACTGGGTATATTAGTATTATTGAGTTTGCTGATTTTGCTGATGTCGACCGGTCGCCATTAGCCGCAACGGTTGATCCGACATTACGGATATATTCTTCTGATGCGACTAATGCCACTGATTACATCGAGTTCTTCCACAACCAGACTATAGCCACAATACAAGCTGGCGATGGGATGATGAACCTTGTCGGAAATATTGGCATCGGGACAACCTCCCCAGCGCAGAAGTTGGATGTGAACGGAACGGCGGCGATGCAGACAATCACAAGAGCATCTGGCGACTTATCGCTTACCACAACGACCAGTGGTGACATCATAGTCAATTCGATCGGAGTCACAAAAATAGGGGCGAATGTAGATTTCACTGATGCGGGAGCTGGAACTGCTCTTGATTCGTACGTCAAAACGTTGCTACAATTTAACGGTGTTGACGCAAGTACTACTATGACAAATGCGGTATCTGGTGGTACAGCATGGACAGCTAACGGTAACGCACAGTTGGCTACAGCGGTGAAGAAATGGGGGACTGCATCATTAAAACTTGATGGTACAGATGACTACCTTGAAGCGGCAGACAGTGCGGATTTCACAATGGGAGCAGGTAACTTTACCATTGAAGCGCAGATAAAACTTACGTCTGCTTCAACGATAGACCGTATGTGGGGACAGGTCGATAATGCGGCAACAAATGCAAGCGCTTCAACGTACGCATATGTCAACGCTGGAAAAATAACAGCGATATATTTTGACTCAGCAGGGACACCGTATTCACTGACGATGGCGGGGACGCTTGACACTAACTGGCATCACATCGCCTATGTACGCAACGGAACGACAATAACTTTATATGTCGATGGAACTGCGGACGGTACGGTTGGAGTATCTACATCGTCTATGAAAGACTCAACCCAAGTGTGGGCGATAGGGCGCAATGGCGCATATAATGACGCTAACGAATTTGACGGGTACATCGACGAGTTTAAAATTGATAAAGGTGTCGCTCGGTATACAGCAAACTTCACTGCGCCAGTCGCTGAGTATGTCACGTCAGCAGGGTATCAGGACAATACTGGTGCGTATTTTACTACATCGACAGACACTGACGCAATACGCACGGTGACAACGACAGGCAGTAGTGCAGTTGTTGCGATAAGTAGCAAGATCGCCAGCTTCGAGTCAATGGCACTTAAAAACTATTTCAACATGCAGACGTTATTTGCCGGCAATGTCGGAATCGGAACGACAGCACAGACAGCACCTACTCAGGCATTACAGGTGACGGGCAACATAATAGTAAGCGGTAATGTCGGGGTGGGGGCTACCTCCCCAACACAGAAACTCGATGTCAACGGCAACGTCAATATCGGGTCTGGTGCGGCTGGTGTGGATTACGCTATATCGGTCAATGGTGAAACAACTGACCAGAGCATCACGTTTGATGAGGATAACGACCTTATCAATATCAGTGACGAAATACGAGCTGACACAACGCTGTACCGCAGGTACTACCACGCCAATATGATTTCAGCTAATCCTGGCGCATCTGGCGCAACATGGAAAGCGGCTGACGCAAACCAGTTATGCGGTTGGGATATTGATGCGGCAAGTGAAGTCCTTGTTTTCAGTGACCTCGATGTCCATGCTGATTGGGATGGTGCGTCTGATTTAAATGGCGAGTTCAAGTTCAGCACAAACGTAGATAACACCGGTGGCGGTGCAGGTGATACGGTCGATATTAAGTGTGTTCTGTATTACAAAAAAGCTGGTGATGTCGCAACACGGACTCAGACGGTTGAGGGCGCAATAGTGGTCGGTGCGGCGGCTCAGTACAAACAATTTACCGGTTTGTTTCCGATAAATTGGGATGAAGCCTCTAACGTGGTAGCAGTCGGTGACGTTTTATGCGCTTCATGCAACATTGAAACGGACACGTCTGAGGTCGATGATATTACCGTGCACAGTGGAACATTTTACTATAACACTAAACACATCGGCATCGAAGCCGGTGACGTATAAAAAAGGAGTCCGATATGAAGAAGAAAAAGAACGTTGTCGCAGTGTTTGCTCTGTTCATAGCGTTTGTTTGTGTGCTTGTGTACTCGGTGTTTGCTGAGAGCTACACAAAATCGGCTGATGAAACTAAATTGGTAGTGTCTGATAACCCAGTAGTCCAGAAAGAATTTTCGCCTATAGATATCAGGAATAAAATCGACGCATTAAAAACTGCGAAGACTAGGCATCAAGATACCATTACGTTTATCAATTCTAAACTTGTGTACTATCGTGGATTACGTGACACGATGAAGGCTCTTAATGTAACAAACGCTTCTGAGGCTGATGAATAATGCCTAAGTTCTCCACCTGTCCAGAATGTGGCAGGGCAAGAAGCGTGAGTCATTCGTGCGAGTATTGTGGTGCTCCTGCTGTGAAAGGCATTCGTATAAAAGGCGTGACAAAACGGAAATTGGAAAGGATGAAGAAAGATGTGTGAACACTGCGCTAAAGAGAAAGAACTGGCTGAGGCATCAATGCGTGGTAGGCAGTGGGATGAACATCTTTCAGAACTTCCTAAACGTGAAGGACGTATTGTTACACTTGAAAACGGTCTTATATCATTGCGTACAAGCCTAGAAGATGGGTTTAAAACTGTTGAAAAGAACATGAAAGGGTATGCGGTCACATTGTGCATTATCGCTTCTGTATCGTCATTTATAGGTGGATTGATGGGACGTGCGTGTCCTAGCCTTATAGATATGTTCACTAAATCGGCGTTTGCTGAATCAGGTGTAATCAAAAAGGCGGTAACAGATGCTACAGAAGCGTTCACAGGGAATCTGTTTTAAGCGTGATGACAGTGTCATTAGAATCGAACCAGTTGGCGATAAATTTATGATATTACAATCGCATCCAAGGTTATATGATAGTCCTGAGATTGAACAATATATGGAAAAGTTGTATGATGTCGGGTACGATGAAACTAAATAGGAGGAAAAGATGACAAGATTAGAGATACGAACACGATTTAGACAAGAAAATCCTGATGTAACAGATAAACGGCTAGATGCAAACACATCTTCTGAAGCTGACGCAATACTAAATTCATGGCTTACGCAAGCGAATATAGAGTTTTGCACACGAGCAGAATGTATTGTTGGTGAAGAAACGTTATTGACAGTCGATAACCAAAGAGAATATGACCTTGCGACATTGATACCTAATTTTTACAAAATTGATGACCGTTCTGGTGGTATATGGTATGACGGTGAATACTTAAAAGCTGCATCACCTGTAGAGTTAAGCAACGACAGTAGGACATGGCGTAATCATGTTTCAAATGGTACACCTCGTAAATGGTATCAGAGAGGGACATATCTTTTTCTTGATAAAGAACCAAGTGCTGATGATGTCGAGATAGTAGTATCAACTGTGTATAAACCAAACGATTTTTCTAGTGACTCGCTAGAACCATTTAATGGGATTGGATATTTAGAACCATTTCATTATGCGTTAGTAGCATATTTGCAGTGGAAAGCAAAAATCAAACTTGGTAAAGACCAAGAAGTCAATTACGCATACAGTGAGTTTGAAAGGTATATAAAACAGGCATATTCTTTAAATGGTGGTGTCAGAAATGCGGGTATTTCTTTACGCCCTTCTATGTATCGTTAATTTTTGTGTATCTGGGTTCTGTGCTACGGCTGATGAAGTCAAAGACCGTCAATTGAACATATTTGATTTCTCAGGTGGTCTAAACAGTAAGGCAAATGAACGTGGTGTATCATTAAATCAAGGGACTGTAGTACAAAACGCACGGCTTAACAGTGAAACAGGTGCTCTTGTTAAACGTAGCCCTGTAATAACTGCGTATACGTCTACAGATACAGATGCGTCAACAAGCATACACAGGTTGTATTTACCAGATGGAAATAAATACACTATTCGCACTCTTGGAAACGATGTTGAAGTATGTAGTGATGATACAGGTGTATGTTCATCGAAGTTCTCATTTGCTACATCTGAAAAGCGATGGACATGGGTAACATATAATAATATTGCGTATGGTTGTGATGGCTATAATAATATGCTAAAGACTGACGGTACAAAAGTAGCGTATGCAGGTAGCGTGTACACAGCAGACGCAGGAAGTGGAGCTGGACCGGATGGTACTTATACGTATAAGGTAACGTTTTATACGGCAAGTTATGAAGTTTCATTTGATATTGCGTCATATCCTATGACTGTGACAGATAATGACATAAATCTTAGTATGATACCATTTGCGCCTAACACATATGAAGGTGAAAGTGTTATAGGACGCAAGGTATATCGCATAGCTAATAGTGGCTCAACATATAAATTACTTACAAACGGCACAATCGCAGATAATACGACTACAACGTTGGTAGATAGTGATGCTGATGGTGCGTTAGGTGCGTCTTTAAGTCCAACAGTAGCAGCTACAGTTCCGAAGTTTAGATTTATACAGCTTCATCAAAATCGTATATTTGGTGGTAACAATCCTACATATCAATCACGGTTATATTATTCAGAAGATGATACTCCTGAATACTTTGACCCATTGTTCTATTTTGATATACGCAAGAACGATGGTGACCAGATAACGTTTGTCAAGACATTATACGGTAGATTAGTCGTTGGTAAAGATAACACTATTCAATATCTGTATACTGACGGTGCTGATACATTTAGTGATTGGTCAGTGTCTGACCCGTATTCTATTATCGGGTGTCGTGCGCCGTATTCAGTAGCTAACGGTTCAGATGGTCTATACTACTTAGGTAACAACGGAATATACGTATTTGGTGGTCAAAACTCAACAATAATATCTGATAAAGTCGAACCAGAGATAAAAGATATATCACAATCAAATAGAGATGATGTGTGTGCTTCAATATTCAGAAACTCATACTATCTTGCGTATACATCATCTGAATCAGGTGCAACATATAACGATAGAGTCCTTATATATGACACGTTGACGCAATCTTTTTCTATAGACACAATAAATATTTCAGCATTTTGCGTGTTTCTTTCAGGTACTGACGATGAATCACTAATATCTGGGTCGTCAAGTAGTAGCACAATATATACATATGATGAAATCGTATATCAGCTTATACATAAAGAACACGCAGATTTTACTGGAACATGGGACGATATGCGATATATCCCAGAAGGTGTTGGTGGTGACGCTGACAGTCCTGAACTTGAGATATCATGGGATTGTACGGTTGACGGTTGGTTAACTGAATTGCAAACTAAAAACGCAAGTATTTCAACTATAAATGATATAGTTACATATTTACCAGAAGCAAATATAGACCGTCCTGATAAAACAGGGACATATACAAGCCAATATCTAGAATTAAATGCAGGTGCATTTGATACAATATATTGGAACGAAAGTCTACCAACTGACGGAAGCGATATAACTATTGCTTTACGTTCAGGTGCGTCAACATCAGATTGTCTTGCTGCTACATGGTCAAGCGAGTTTACTAATTCAGCAGGAAGTCTTGTTTCTGGTGTAACAGCAAACACGATTGTTCAATACCGTATATCAGCAACAAGTGATTCTATTGCGTATACTCCAACTGTATATAAAGAAAATGGATATGTTGTTAAATTGCTTTATTCTAAATTTGGTTCTGTGTCAGAATCAACAGTACCGTTTGCATGGGAAAGCGGTATAAATACATTGTTTATGCCGGGGTATATAAAAGAATTAAAGTTAATCACGTTTGAATATGAAGGAACACAAGGAACAGCGACAATCACGTTTACTAATGAAACAGGGGAAACAGATACGTTTACCGTTGACCTTGATGAACATGATGGTTATTATCGTGAAGGTTTTAGCGGTGGTAGTTTTAGTGCTGAAACAGTAAAGGTAAAAATAGAGAAAAATGATGCGTATGATTTTAAGGTCAGGCGTTTATCAGCGGTATATGATGTAGATGTTGAGAGCGTAAACAGATGAAAAAACTTATTTTGTCAATAATTTTATGTTTAATAAGCACTTATGCGTTTGCTTTGTCAGGTGAATCAGGTCAGTATGTTACTGAATGCACAAACTCGAATGTCATTCTTAATGAAGAATTACGTTCATTGAAAAAAGATGTGTCGTATGTGTTGTCTGATTATGCTATCCCAAGCGGTGTGATTGTCATGTGGAGTGGTACAATAGCAACGATACCAGCAGGGTGGTTGTTATGTGATGGTGGGAATGGAACACCTGATTTACGTGATAGGTTTATTGTTGGTGCTAATCAAGATGATGCAGGTGCAGCTAAGACAAACATTACAGGTTCATTGACAGTATCTGGTAATGGCACGATACCTGAACACTTGCACGCATACGGTACTATTGCGGTATCGAATGCGAACGAATCAAGTCATACTCACGGTGTAGGTTCGTATGCAATAGCAAATGAATCGGCTCACACGCATGATGTAGCTACTGATGCGGCAGGAACAGGTCATGCAGGTGAAGCAACAACAGTTGCCAATGTTTATGGGTTTGAGTCTTCAGGAGCTGGAAGTGCACATACACATTCATTTAGTGGTAGTTCCGCTGCTGGTTCATCGCATGGACACACAGCAACGGTCAGCGGTTCAACAGCAAATACAGGAACAGGTACTGTTAACATTGCAAAATATTATGCACTTGCGTATATAATGAAGGAATAAAAGGGGGGTCTATGAAAAGGTTTTTGTTAGCGTTTCTCTTGATACCGGTTTTAGCGTTTGGGGATGCCTTTGAACCATTAGAGCCATTAGGCACACGTTCTCCGTCAGATTTGGACACATACATACCAACGAATAATTCCGCAATTATGCGTCAGTTTCGTGGGAACGATGTTGTTATCCAATACGCATCAGCATCGACATTGACGGTCACATCTGGAAGCGTTATGGTATGCAACGCCGCTGCTGACGATTGTGAAATGCTGTATAATTCATCAGCAACAACGGTAACATGGTCTGATATAGACACGGGAAGTGAGGCGACAAGCACGACGTATTATGTGTACGCGGTCGGGTCTAGCTCTGCCGATACATTTACGGTTAAGGTATCAACAAATTCAACGTTTCCGACTGGTTCATTGCAGTATCGGAGAATCGGCTATTTTTATAATAATTCTAGTGGAGATATCACATTACTTGATAATGATAATATAAAAGGCGAGTTTAAAGGATACACCAGCAAAAGTAACAACGTGTCTTATTTAGCTGAAACTGATCGGTTTGTTGTTGCGAATAATTCAGATGGGTCAGTGCTGACATTTTTTGTTGATGGATCAAGCTCTCCTTCGACGGCTGTATTGTCACTTGCGGGCTCAAACAATGTTGGGTCAATGGTTGTTGTTCCAGCGGGGTACTACTGGAAAGTCACGGGGGCGACCAGTGTATACACAATTGAAACAAACTAAGGAGAACATATGAGATATTTTATTCTAATGATGCTGGTTGCGAACGTAGCTTTTGCTGATGTGTATATGTTATATGAAAAAAGTGGTGGACGTATCTACTCACTGAGTGAAGCTGATGATGCTGTACAGCCTAAAGATGCTGATAAGGTCGTACTTAAAGACAAACATATTAGCGACCTTGGTCTGACGTACTCACAGGATTTTTATTTGTATAAAGATGGACGTATCAAGGTCGATTCAAGAAAACTTGAGGAATCCGCTAAAGCTGAAATACAAGCTCGTGAAATAGCTGATGAAGAAAAACGTATTAATGGTGAGATACGAGCAATAGCAATTGAGCGTATAAAAGCACGGAACGAAAATCTTCCGCATACTGATGGAGGTAAATAACATGGGTTGGTTTAGTGGTAAAAAACAAGATGCTCAATGGATTATGGCTCCTGAGTATGCAGAAGCTACAAATGCAAGGACAAGTCTATCAAATCTTCTTCAACAGTTTGCTGGGTCGCCTGATTATGGTGCTGTAAATCCTGATTGGGCTGATATTGAATCAAGGGCGCAAAAGAAAATTGAACAGACATATATGGGTGGTGGCTTAGGTAAACCGGGTGTATTACAGATGTTACAATCAAGCGCATCAAAGCGTGGTGTCACTGATTCACCTGCGCTTGGTGTACTACAAGGACGTATGGCAAGCGAGATGGCTCCACAGCTTGCATCTGTTACTACTGATATTGGAACACAAAAAGCTACAATGGCAGAAAATGCAAGACAGAGCCTTATGTCACAGTTGTTCGGTCTTGCAGGAATGAAACCTGACGCTATGTATCAGCCAGAATCAAAAACCGCTGGATTTGGAAAAACGTTAGGAACTATAGCAGGAGCAGCATTAGGTAATATGTTGATGCCGGGTGTCGGTGGTGCAGTTGGGGCTAAGATGGGCGGTTCTATGTTTGATTCAGGTACTACGACTAATCCGGTGACAACTGGTAGCGGTATGTTAAATTCTGGTGATGTAGGTGGGTTTGGAAGTTTTGGTAGCAATCTTGACCAATTCGGTTTATCATAAATACGAGGTGACAAAATGGCTTATTCAGTATTACAACAACAGCAAGAAGACCCGGGCGCAGGTAAAGAACAGTTTTTAGGCGGTCTTATTGAATCACTTGGAAGTCAATATCTAAACAATATTCAAAAGAAACAAGAAACACAGCAACGACTTGCTTTACAGAAAGAACAAGAAGATGCGTTTGGGCGTAAACTTGAATTAGAAGCGAAATATGACCCTGCGAAGTTTACATTTATGAATTTGAGAAGAAAGATGGAATCAGGTGTCCCACTTACCGAACGTGAACAACAGTGGCGGGACTCACTCGCAGGTATTGAAGTACAACAGGCAATCCCTGAAGGATTTGTTGCGAAAGAAGCTAAGATTGGAGATGTGACATATCAAAATCAAACATTGCTTGATGAAACTTCTAACAAGGAAACACAAAAAACAAAACAACAGGAGTTTTTAAATACATCTCGTCTTAGAAAAGAGTTTGTATCACTACCAGAAGTCAAAGATTATGTAAATATACAAACACAACTTGGTGCTATGGAAGGAATTTTAAAAGATGTTGTTTCTGGGAAAACAAAAAATCTTAATGCTTCTGACCAATATCTTATTACGACTTTTAACAAGATTGGTGACCCAACGTCAGTTGTAAGGGAATCAGAATATCTAAGAACGGAACAGGGATTGCCTTTAGCAAACAAGTTTATTGGTGCTTACAATAAAATACTTAAAGGTGGAACAGGTGTTACTAATGATGATAGACAAGCAATAATTGATGCTGCACGTGTTATATCTGCTGAGCGAGGAAAGAGATACAATGAAAGGTATTCTGAGTACGAAGATTTATCATCTGAATATGGGCTAAACCCTAAACACGTTACACGAGGTATGGGACAATTTGAACAACAGACAGAACAACAAGACACGCAAGGAAATGATTGGAGTACTTTAGGACTAGATATACAATAAATCAAGGCGGTAATCATGCCAATTGGTGATAGAAACTTCGAGAGGATTAAAGGTAATATATCTAAGCTGTTAACACAAAAACAACCGTCTGCCGTTATAGACAAATACGCTTCTGATGAAGGTGTTACGTTTGATGAAGTAAAGCAGTATGTATCTAGTACAAAACCTATTCAAGCATCAATACAAAGACAACAGGGTAGACCTAATGCTGGACAAATGTTTCAAGGACTAAATCAGCAGGCACAAAAAGTCTTATCTAATCCTATTGTTCAAGCTATATCACCATTAATACCGGGACAAATGGCTTCTTTAAATGTTGCACCAGCAGTTTTAACGGCTGGACAAATGGCTGAACAAGCAGTAGCAGAGCCAGCGGTAATGGAGCAAAGAAAATCTTCTATACCTACACAACAACAGATACGAACATCATTAGTTGACAATCCAATGATACCAATAAATCCTAAATTCTTAATGACGCAAGCAGCACCGCTTCTTGGTGGCATAGGTCAACTAGGAAAATCAATTCCTAAAGTTTTATCCGGTCAATCAAAAGCAGAAATAGGTGACGTTAACGTTGGTGCTGGGATGCCCGAGAAAGTTGCTTCGACATTAGGGTTGATACAAGCAGGTGCAATAGTCCCTGACGCGGTTCAAGTAGGACGAGGCGTAAATACTGCTATTAAAGGTATGGGCAGGGCTTTAAGCGTAGGACGTGAATTATCTGAAGATGTAGCTAAACAAGCTATAAAAGATACCGTAAAGAAATCGTTCTTTAAAGCTGTTAAGCCCGGACAATTAAGAGGTGCTACGCCTAATGCAATAGAAAGATTTGATAATAGTATTGCTAATGGTGTAACTGAAATATTAAACCGTAAAGGGAATATAATAACAGATGATGCCGGTAATCTTATTAAAAGAAATCCCGAAAACGTAGTTGAAGCGGTTGAAGCTACCGACAATACTCTTAAACAACTTCATTCTGAATATTCTGGTATAGAAAAGAAGGTCGGTAAACAACTTTGGAAATATGACCCGACAAATGATATATCTGATTTGAATAGAGTTATAAATGATATGGGTATATTGCCTGAAGAAAGAAGTGCTGCTAGGAAAATCGCAAATATTCTACAAGGAAACTCAGGCGGAAGCGTAGACGATGTATCTAACAAAATACTCAAGAAATTTAATGCTAAATCAAAAGAATTTTATAATGGCAAGAATACTATACTTGGTGAGTTATACGCTAAGGTAGCATCACGGGTAAAAGAAAGCATGGAAGATGGGATTATGAACGCTCTTGGAACGACAGGTCATAAAGAACTAAGAAAGAGTTATGGCGATGTATTGACAATGCAAAGGGCATTAGTAAAAAGAATAAATGGTCTTGTAAGTAAATCAGGCAACGAAGTATCTGAAAACATATTAAATCCCGCTATAGGTGCAAATATTTTATATGGTATAGCAACAAAGGACATTAAAAGCATATTAAGTTCATTGGGTGGATATACGATCAAAGAAGTAAAAAAATTAGTCAATTCACCTGATTTTCTTATTAAGGGAATGTTTGATGATGCTGATAAGATATTAAAACGAAGTCCACGATTAAGTAGTAAGTACAGTAAAGCTGTTCTTGGCTCACAGCAAGCAGGTAGAGGTGCATATCAACAACAAGCTGTTAAAGCAATGGGCGCACAACGTGGTATTGGTGTTCCTAAAGCATTACCATATAAAAAACAAGTACCACAACCACGAGTTCCGGCATCTTCACCGATGATGGCAGAAGAATGGCGTGTAATCAATCGACCATTTGAACCATCGAATGTACCGCCAATAGGTTCTGAGATGAAGGGTAAGCCATTAGCACTACCAGCACCGAAATATCAGTACGGTGCAGAGGGGAAAGGACAGTTTACGGTACAACCACGAGGTCAACAGCCGTTTGCTAAAGCACCGCACAATTTGACAAAACAAGAGTTCATAGAGATGCGGTTAGGCAAACGTGGAACTCCTGAACAGATACGTAGTGCAGTTATTGAGCACAAGAAGTACGTCCGTGAAGCTATTAAAAATGGTAAAGATGTAGATACGTCCGTTGTCAAAGAATATAACGATTTAGCGTCACTTAAAAACATGGTCGCACGTATGAAGAAAGAGGGCAGGTTCAAAATGCCAACCAAGAAAGGTCAAGCGGTGTTTGGTGTGCCAAAAAAAAGGTGAGGCTGTTCCACCACAAGGCGTTGGTAAACAGTCATCAAATATCACGCCTGAATTGAAGTCAGAAGCCTTGAACGAGAAAAGGAACTATATTACAAAAAGGATTGATGAAATTACTCCAATGGTAAATGATGGGTTTGATAAAAAAACGGGAACTTTTAAAAATGAACAATCGTACAGCTCATTTAAGGAAAGACAATCTTTATTGAAAGAGCTTGAAGATATTGACACCAAAATGTCAGTGGTAAAAGAAAACGCAAACTTAATTAAACAAAAAAATGCTGATGCAAAATTAAAAGAACTTGATAGAAGTATAGATTCTTTTTCAGAGCCACAAAAAGCTACACTTTTAAGCGAAGCAAAAAAACACGATACTTTAGACAGGTTTCTTTCTAAGATGCGAGGTAGTTCAACTCAATATGGTGAGTATAGTCCAAAGTTGAGAAATTATGTAAAACCGCAAAGTGTTTTCGTTGGAGATATTAAAGGATTAGACCCTGAATCAACAATAACGGTTTATCGTGGCATAGATTCAAAAAGTGTATCTGGTAAAGGAATAAAAAACGGTGATTTTGTAACAACGGATTATAATGATGCGTTGGCTTATACCGATTCTCCAAGTAAAGTTGTTTCAATAAAAACTAAGCTCAAAAATTTGGTAACTGAATATCCTGACGAAGTCGATATAAGCAATCCAAAAAATCCAGTATCGTATGAGCTATTATATAAGCCTGATAGAAAAATGAATAAGGTTACAGATACCCAACTCACCGACATTTGGAACGAGGCGCATGGGAAGACAGGTCAAAAATCCTTCACCACGCCAGCTATGTCCGCAGGTGTTGCAGGATTAGGTGTTGGTATGACAATGGCACAACGTGCGATAGCGAAACAGAGAGAAATTGAACGTAGGAAACGATACGCAACACGTTAAACTGGAGGTATCATGTCACCAGTCCATGTTGTCGAGGATTTCAAGTCAGACTTGATTAAAGAGTTCCCAAACGGTCGTGGTATGGTATCAAAAGAACGTATTCTTGAGCTACTCGATTATGAGATGCGTGAAGAAGAATACGATGATTCCCTTGTCTTGTTACATCAATCAATAGCAGATGATGATAAAGGTTTTTTTACATTCCGTGAGATACTAACAAAGATTATCGGTGTTCAAAGGGATGGTTTAGATGAAGGTGATGTAGTATGAACGATTTCTTTAAAAAGAAAGCGATGTCAGGTCAATACTTTGCGTTGTTGTGTTTTTCAATAACAACGTGTGTTGGGTTCTTGATGAAGTTAATCCCACCTGAAGCGTTCTTAGGGTTAGCGGCAACAGTAATAACAGGGTATCAGCTACGTAAAAAGGAAGGTACAGATGCAACCGCTTAATGAAGATGTCCCGAAAATGGGCTACATAGCGTGTTACCTTAATCGTGAAAAACCGGATATATTCGGTCGTGGCATTGAGAAAGAACAATTAAAGCGTGGTTTAAGCCCTCTAGCATCACGTTACAGCCACGTTGAGATACTAGGTGGTGGATATAACAGCGTTCGTGTTGCACCGCCTACAACGCAGATATTAGATGATTTTCCTAAGTTCTATAAAGGTCGATACGTCTGTATACGCAAGTTCAGAAATTCACAAGCGTATGATGAGCGGTTGCGATACAAAATAGCGTTCTGGTCAGCGACTAAATGCAATCTTGGGTATGATTGGTTCGGTATAGCTCATTTCTTGTTAGGGAAACTCTGCACAGGGTCAAAGAATAAGATGTTCTGTTCAGAGAACACGTTATGGGCGTTCCGTAAAGAAATACCGTTTGCATTAAAGAACGTTGATAAACCGGGAGACTGTATGCCCGGTCATTTCATCGACAGTGACGAGTTTGAAACTGTTTGGGAAGGTACTTTATAAATATTATACTAGTTCTCCATACGATGATACATATTTAGTTTTACGAACATACGGATTATTAAGAAACAAAGCATTCCTTTGTGCGTTCTTAGAAGCACATATTTTCCTACATACTTTTGCTTTACACGTCTTGGTAAGTTTCTTGCTATCAATTTTTATATAATGTAATCTACGTTTATTACAGTATGGACAAAGTGGTAGTTTCATTTCTTCTCCCAATAGATATATTGGCATTTATAACACGGTTTGATTTTATGTTCTTGACACGCCTTTCTTTCAGGTTCATGCCGACAATTTGAACATTCTTTCTTGATTTTAGGCTTCATCGGCTTCCTTTTAAGCTAAACAGCGGATTGGACGCTGTAATCTTATTTTAACAATTAAAATGGTTCTTCAATAGGTGACGCTGATTGTTCCATGCTTGCATCAGGTATAGAGTTAAGCCCTTCAACAAGAACATAGTTTGTGATTTTTGTTACTGGAAACTTTGGATGGTATTCGTTCGGTGCTTCAATTTCAGTTTCAGCAACAACTTTCTTGTTTAACCATCGGTCACTATCAATATCCAGTCCGTCATTGTCATACGGTTCACCGATACAATGCAGAAAATGTTTTGACCGTCCCATAATCTTAATAGCCGAACTATTTTCTTCTGGTATAACGATTTTATCGAAACACCATTTACCAGCGTCTTTATCTCCTTTATTGCATATTAGCTTGATGTTAAACATCGGGTCACCATTTTTCGTGTACAATTCCTGAATCTCAGAAATAATAAATTCATGCTGTCCTACGCTAATCGTAAACTTGTCAGAACCAGCCTCACCCTCATCCACATTTTTCATATTACGCTTGAGTTTCATTATTTAACCTCCTTTTTAGAATCCGTGTTTTTAAGTTCATCAATCTTTTTGTTAAGAACGTCGATACATTTCTGTATTGTATCACCATTCATTTCTGAGAACTTCTCTACATCCGCTTTAACAAACCATTTTGTTATTGTCGCTTCATCGACATTTAACGCCGATATAAGCTTCTGAATAGTGTCAACTTGTTCAGGTGATGCTAACACTACAGGAACACTTTCCTTCTCGATTATTTCACGTCCATAATATTTGCAGAAGTTTTCATATGACCATATAAACTCAGCTGGAAACTTTTGTTTTCCCATATCCGCACGTTCTTTCTCGCAGATTGCGATACGGTCAGTCCCTCGTTTTTCAATCCTGAATATCAGGTCAAACAGGTAATCATCGCCACGCATACTGTCAAACGTGACACCTAATTTTGAGAAGTTTGAACCGTATACGTCTTTCTGGTGTGCTGTACAGATAACATTCATATCAAGGGCGAGTATCAGCCGTTCAAGACCCTTAAACTCACCTTTGATTTTGCTCCAATAACGCATACCAAAATCCTGAATATCAGAATCTTTTGAAGTCTTTGAGTTCTTCTCGAAAATACGTGTCCATTTCTCTTGTGTTGCGTTATAGACATGAGTAATCGGGTCAATAATCAATGTCTTATACTGATGTTTTGTTGTAAGCAACTCCCTGATTTCAGCGTATATATCATCTGGATTAGCTGATTGAAATACCGCTGAACTTGATTTATTGATTGTTTCACTGTAAAAATCAGTACCCTTTTCCGTGTCCACTACATACGAGTTTGGGAATTGGATTGCAGCAGTAGTCTTTCCAATTCCGGCTGGACCGTACACGAACATCTTCAGCCGTTTCTCTTTTTTCTCTGGTTTGACCCCTTTTAACGCCATAACAACACCTACCTTTTTTTGAGCCTGTTAAATGTGGTCGGCTCATTACCACAATTTTATTTTTTACTTAAATCAATGTTTGAGTTTTGTATCGCCTTACGAACTGAATCTTTCGTGAACCATACACGACCAGATATTTCTTTAGCAGTGATATTTAATTTAGCGCATATCTTACGCCAATTAACCGCTAACGACCCATGTGCGTACCCCAACTCACTCGCCGCTTCTTCCATCGTAAAACATTCGTCTTTTATTCCCATGATACTCCTTGTTATTTAATCTCTTACACGTTCTAGTGTTCGTAAATCAAGTTGATGTGTTACCTGAATCCTACATTTATCAGGAAATACATACTCGTCGTGTTCAGGATGCGTTGCCACAACACCTTTTTCAAGTATATCAAAAGCATACCCTAATGCAGCTTTCTTATATTGTGAAGAAACATAATAAGGTAATTCAATCCCTTCATATACCTTTGTATGTCCTGTAAGTATATGCCGTGCGCCCAACTGGTCACCGTCAGCAAGTTGTTTACGTTCTACAATGTCACCGACTTTATGATTATTAGAAACAACATGAAAATATAGGTCTCCCTGCCTAAAACAATCTCCGACTTTAAGGTCTACCGTTCTACGCTTCTGACTTTTTTTTCTTGATGCGTTCTTTAACGCTACTTCTTTTATCTGCTCTAATACTTCTACGCTTTTCATCTCATCCCTCCATTTTAATTTTTGATTCTGCGAATCCAGATAATGCCTCATGCGCTTCTTTACACGTCTTAGATTCTTTAGGTGCTGATAGATGGTAAACTCGTTCAGTGCTTCCATCTGTACATACTAACCATTGATTACCGTTATTTTCTCTAAGCAAACAACGTGCGCCACCTCCTTCAATTCCACGCATATCTGTATCAATAACATCACAATCGATTTTTTCAAGGTACTTTTCAACTCCAAAACGTTCTATCATTACACGTTGCACTTCAATATTTTTTTCTGATTGTATTTCTTCAATAGTCAAAAGTTCTGGTGTACATATTATTTTTTTATTTACCTTGATACCATGCCATGAATATATCTCAAACCCATCTGACCATCTATGTGAAGCCCCATCTTCACAGTGTGCTCTATTTTGAGAATCAATTTTTATTACATCAGGAAAATCGCTTACAATGCAAAATTCTTCGTGCATAACTCTATAACCACCAAGTTTTGCACAATCTTCATATGCAGACCATTTATTCCAACATTTTAAACCAGAAAGTTTTAATACATCTCTGTATGCCTCAGCATAAGCTGGATATGAAGACCACATATTTCCCCATTGTCTTACATTTGCCCATCTATTTATGCAGGATATAAGTAGTTTATAATTTTTACCTCCAAACTTCTTTGCTAAATAATATAACCATTTAAAATCATAAGTTGCGGCACGAGTTGCGTCATCAGTTGCGGCATCAATTGCGGCATCAGTTGCGGCACGAGTTGCGTCATCAGTTGCGTCATAAGTTGCGGCATTAGTTGCGTCATCAGTTGCGGCACGAGTTGCGGCATAAGTTGCGGCATCAATTGCGGCATCAGTTGCGGCACGAGTTGCGTCATCAGTTGCGTCATAAGTTGCGGCATAAGTTGCGGCATCAATTGCGGCACGAGTTGCGGCATCAGTTGCGGCATCAGTTGCGGCATCAGTTGCGGCACGAGTTGCGTCATCAGTTGCGTCATCAGTTGCGTCACGAGTTTTTCTTAAAAACCATATACCTGC